CGGGAGGAGGTCAACCTCAAAATTCACCTTTTGAAACTGTTGAGCTAGAAGATGTTGGCGCTCAGCTTACTGATGAAGATAAAATGAATTTAGCTATAAAGTGGGGAACTTTATATCGACCTAATGAATGGGTAGCATTAGAAAAACTTTATAATGATTTTATGAACTCATTCGATATACAAGGCGCAGCCCGCTTGGATACATTAAAGAAAATATGTAAGACTAGTCTTAAAATGGATCAAGCAATTGACTGCGGAGATGTAGAATCCTATCAAAAATTATCTAGAGTATATGACGCTTTAATGAAATCTGCAAAGTTTACTGAGGCTCAGAATAAAGAAGAAAAAGGCGATTTTGTCGATTGTCTTGGTCAAATGGTAGATTATTGTGAAAAAGTAGGCGGAGCAATTCCTAGATATGAAATTAAAGTTCCTTATGATATTATAGATAAAATTATTGATGATTTAAAAGCATATAATAAATCACTTATATATGAGGATAAATCTTTAGCTGAAGAAATTGAACAGTATTTAAAGAATAAACAAAGCGCTGATGAAATGAAAAGAGATAGAGCTAAGGCTAAAGAACAAGGTCTTGATTATGTAGAATTAAATGATGAAGACTATGCTGCATTCAAAGAAGCTATTTCCGCAGATATTGAAAAAGATAAAGAGTTGTATATTGCGGGAGGTGATGATGAGTGAGTCTAGCTAATTTATTAGATATAGCTAACGAACACAAATCTACTGACATTAAGCAAGGAATGTCAGAAGAAAGGCTTAAAGCTCAAGTACCTAATCTTAGAAAACTAGTTGCTTTTTATAGAGAATATCCAGATTTATTAGTTGATTTTATGAAAGGTCCAGATAGTTCATTTAATTTTTATTTTTATCAAAGGATATTCCTTAGAATAGTAATGCGGCATCGCGTAGTTTATGCTACATTTCCTCGAGCTTATAGTAAGTCATTTCTCTCAATGATGGCACTTATGCTCAGATGTGTATTATATCCAAATAGTCATTTATTTGTTACAACTGGTGGTAAGGAACAGGCGGCTAGTATTACAATAGCAAAGATTGAGGAAATATGTACCCTCCTTCCCGCCCTTAATAATGAGATAAATTGGTCTCGTGGTGTATCTAAGAAATCTAAAGATGATGTTAAATACGTATTTAAAAATGGCTCTTCTATTGATATATTGGCGGCAAGGCAATCATCTAGAGGACAACGTAGAACTGGCGGATTGATGGAAGAATGTGTACTTATTGACGGAGATATCTTGAACGAAGTTATTATACCTACAACAAACGTTGATAGATATTTAAGTGATGGAACTCGTCATGTAGAAGAAAATGTAAATAAATCACAAATATATATTACAACAGCTGGATTTAAAAATTCATTCGCATATGATAAACTGATTGAGACTCTGGTTCAAAGTATTATTGATCCAGATAATTTTATGATTATGGGTGGAACTTATGAAACTCCTGTAACTGAAGGTCTTTTATCAGAAGATTTTGTAGATCAGCTTAAAATAAGTGGTACTTTTAATGAAGAATCATTTGATCGAGAGTATCGTTCAATTTGGACTGGTTCAGTAGAAGGAGCATTCTTCTCATCTGAAAAATTTGATAAGAATAGAATTTTATTACAGCCAGAATATGAATACAGCGGAAGATCGTCTAAGTCAGCATACTATGTTATTGGTGTCGATGTAGGTAGATTAGGATGTACAACAGAGGCAATGATATTTAAAGCAACCCCGCAGCCTCAAGGAGCAGACCTCAAGACTCTTGTTAACATTTATACTTATGACGCGGAAGATTTTGAAGTTCAAGCTATTAATTTAAAGAAATTATATTATAAATATCGTGCTAAAGCATTGGCTATCGATGCGAATGGACTTGGTGTTGGTCTTATTGATTTTATGACTAAAGCTCAAGTAGACCCAGATTCAGGAGAAGATCTCCCGCCATTTGGTGTTGCAGATGGAACTTCCGAAGAAGCTACTGCTCCATATAAGAAAATTAAAGGTTTTGGCGTTGAGGAAGATGCAATGTATTTAATTAAAGCTAATGCTCCAATTAATACAGAAGCTTATTCATATGCTCAAACACAGATGTCTAGTGGAAAAGTAAAATTCCTTATAGATGAACAAGCTGCTAAAACTAAATTAATGAGTACTAAACAAGGTCAGAATTTTAATGCAGATCAACGTAATGATTATTTAAGACCATATCAATTAACTTCAATACTTAGAGAACAAATTCTTAATCTAGTTGAAAGCAATGAAGGAATGAATATTATTCTTAAACAAAGTACAAAAAGTATTAAAAAAGATAAATTTTCAGCTTTTATTTATGGACTTTATTATATTAAACAAGAAGAAGAAAAGAGAAAGAAAAGAAAGAGTAGAGATATTAGTAAAATGATGTTTTTCTCTTAAAATTTTGGGCAGATAAAATTAAAATAACAGGAATTAAAATTAAATATAATTAGTAAAGAAATTATATTTATCTATTTCTCTTTTGTTAAAGGAGGAGCGGTTTATGAGAGCATCTCGCGGAGAGATTAAGATAGAGGAAATTTTACAAGCGGCTGGATTAAATTTCCAGGAAGAATATAGTTTTCCTGATCTAGTTGCAGAAAGCGGACGCCCGCTTAGGTTTGATTTTTGTGTATTTACTGATGATGGAGATATAGATTTTCTTATCGAATATCAAGGAGCTCAGCATTATGAAGCTCGTTCAAAATTTGGCGGAGCCCGCGGATTATACCAACAAAAACATAATGATGCTAAAAAAAGAAATTATTGTTTAACTCATGGATATACTTTAATAGCCATTCCATATTGGGATTTTTCAATTCTAGACTATGATTATATTATGAAAGCAGCATATGGTTGGTGATAAAGATAGTTTGTTTTAGTACAAAGTTTGACTTTGTACTAAAATTTTGCTATAATATAGTAGAAGATTGAAAAGGAGGTATCTCTCTGTGCGCAACAGAATTGAAAATGTTAAATCGATAAAACAAGTTAGAGATTTTAACATGATAAATGCAAATGATACTAACTCTGCTCAACCTTCAGGTTATTCTGAACCTATTGTTGATTTTAATAAAATCAGAGTAGGTGCAAAAACTTTAGACGATGCAGTTTTAAATCTAAGCGATTTAAAGAAACAAAATCCAAGACTTGCAGATAAAGCTACTGTATTGAGAGCAATTAATACTGGAGATATTCATCTTATGAGAGAAATTTCTGATTTCTTTTTTAAGATTAGTGGAATATATTCTAGATTAATTAGATATATGGCTTTTATGTATAGATATGATTGGATGGTTACTCCTTATGTTAATAATGAAAGTGTAAAGAAAGAAAAATTATTAGATGGATTTTACAAAAGTTTAAGAACATTAGACAATTTTGGAGTAAAGAAGAATTTAGGCGAGATAGCTTTAAAAGTACTTAGATATGGCGTCTATTATGGTTATAAAGTACCTTTTAATAATAGTGTGGTTCTACAAGAACTCCCTCCTAATTATTGTAGAAGTCGTTTTAAAAAGGGAAATAAACCTGCTGTTGAGTTTAATATGAAATTCTTTGATGAACAATATAGAAATACAATTCAAAGAATGAAAGTATTAGATTTATTTCCAGATGAATTCAAAAAAGGCTATGTTCTTTATAAAAAAGGAAAATTGCCTCCAGAATTTCAAGGAGATACAAGTGGTTGGTATTTATTAGATCCCGCTAATACAGTAAGATTTACTGCTTTTGGTGAAGAGTACCCAGCTTTTATTTCTGTCATTCCACTTCTTATTGATTTAGATGAAGCACAGGGATTAGATAGAAAGAAAACACTACAGAGACTTTTAAAAATTGTAATTCAGCAGTTACCTTTAGATAAAAATGGAGAATTAATTTTTGATCCAGATGAAGGTCAGCAATTACATAATAATGCAGTTCAAATGTTAAGTAGAGCTATTGGTGTTGACGTATTAACTACATTTGCTGATGTTAGTGTTGAAGATATGTCAGATAATCAATCAACAGCTCAAACAGATGATTTAGCAAGAGTTGAAAGACAAGTCTTTAATGAGGCGGGAGTGTCTCAAATGCAATTTAATACTGATGGTAATATTGCATTAGAGAAATCAATTTTAAATGATGAAGCAACTATTTATAATATGTTACTTCAATTTGAAGAATTTTTAAATGAATTACTTGAACCTTATAATACAAATGTTAAAAAAGTAGAGTATAAAGTTCAACTTTTAACTACTACTATTTATAACTATAAAGAATTATCTAAATTATATAAGGAACAAATGCAGATAGGCTTTTCTAAGATGCTGCCTCAAATTGCTCTGGGACAGAGCCAAAGTAGTATTCTTGCAAATGCTTATTTTGAAAATGACATTCTTGATTTGGTTAATGTATTTATTCCTCCGCTAATGAGTTCTACTATGAATGAGGATATTCTTAATAGAGTACGCGGGAATGGGGGATCTTCAGGCCAGTCTAATGGAGAAGGCGCCGGCCGCCCAGAAAAACCTGATGATGAGAAATCAACAAAAACTATCCAAAATAAAGAAAGTCAAAATTAAAGGAGAAAATTATGGCAAATAGATTAAGTGTAGCTACAATTTCTTCTCCCGAGTTTATTAATATTGAAGGAATCAGTCCCTTTGCGGCAAAATGTGAAATTAAAGTTTTATATCTAGGTGGAAATCGTAATGGTAGTTATATTACGAAAGAAGTAGCTACTCAAATGGCTCAAACTTTACCTGGCACTCCTATTGTTGGTTATTATAGTGAGAGTGTTGAAGATTTTAGAGACCATGGAGATCAAATGATTATTGATGGAGATGGTATTAAATTTAAATGTTTAACTACTCCATACGGTTTTGTTGCGCCAGATACAAAAGTTTGGTTTCAAGATTTTGAAGATACAGACGAGTTTGGTAATACAGTAGTTCGTACTTATTTAATGACCGAAGGTTATTTATGGACTAAACAGTATAAAGAAGCTCAAAAAGTTATTAACGAAGGCCGCCCTCAATCAATGGAATTAGATGAAGAAACTTTAAAAGGGCGTTGGTCAACAGATAACAATCGTGGTATTGATTTTTTCATTATTAATGACGCAATTTTTTCTAAATTATGTATTTTAGGAGAAGATGTTGAGCCATGTTTCGAGGGTTCATCTGTGACAGCCCCAGACATAAGCTCTAGATTTACTAAGAATGAAAAGTTCGCTCCTACATTATTTACTATGATGCAAGAGTTAAAAGAACTTACATTAGATAAAGGAGGAAAGTCAATGGACCAGAATAAAGAGTTTGTTGTTCTCAATTCCGATTCTGTTCAGGAACCAGTACAAGTTACTGAAACAGCAGAAGTAGAAACACCTGTTGTTGAATCTAAAGTTGAAGATTCTGAAATTGTTACTGTTGAAGAAAAAAATTTAGAAACAGAGGACAAAACCGGTTTAGAGAATAATATAGAAAATGATAATAATATAGAAGATTTCACAAAGAATTCTGATGATAAGAAAGATGATGACGAAGAAAAATCTGATGATCAAAATGATACAGAAGATAATGATGATGAAGAAAAGAAAAAGGCATCTAAGAATTCTTTAGAGGAAAAATTTGCTCTTATCGAGCAGGAATGTGAAGATTTAAAAACTAGATGTGCTTCTCTTGAAGCTGAAAATAATTCTCTTAGAAAATTTAAAGCTGATATTGAAGATAAACAAAAGGATGAACTTATTAATAGTTTCTTCATGCTTTCTGATGAAGATAAGAAAAATGTTATTGATAATAAATCTAAATATACTTTAGATGATATTGAAAAAGAACTTTCGGTTATTTGTGTTAGAAAGAAAGTTAATTTTAATCTTGATGAAGAAAAAGAAACTTCTAAAGAAGAAGTGCCTACAACTTTTAGCTTCCAAGGAACAGAAGATACAGATCTTCCTGCTTGGTTAAAAGCGGTTGAGGCTAGAAAAAATGTTGAATAATTTTAAGGAGGAAAGATAAATGGCTGATTTTACAAGAAATGGTTATGGTCAGGTAGAACCTAATCAACTTTCAGCTCAAAAGAATGGTCAAATTTATGCTAGTCTCCCTCTTGCTGATGATGTAAAGGTACTCCAGAATGGTGAATTTATGTTTTATGATTATCAATCTGGCACAGTATCTGCTGATGATTCAACAGGAGTTGCAGAGCCTATGCTCGTATTTAATGAGATTAAGCTTTATGAGCCATTCTGGAGAACATCTTATAAAGATTTCGCTATGATTCGTGTTGGCGATAATTATGTTACATCTAAACTTGCTACTGCTGGTTATGGAGATGGAGCAGAAACAACTGGCGTTAATGCTAATCCAGAACATACAGAATATCCATATAGAATGGATGGAATTGCACCTCGTCTTTTAAAGACAAGTATAGGTGATATTTATACAACAAACATGGTTAAAGTTGATACAGGCATTGAATATGCAGTTGGTGATAAACTTAAACCTGTTAAAAATACAACTTCTAAGACACTTGTTCTTGAGAAGGATAATACAGCTACAACTGGTATGATTTGGGTGGTTGTTAAAGTTTATACAATGCCTGACGGACAGCCTGGACTTAAGCTCCAGAGAGTTCACTAATAAGAATAGGAGGAAAAGATTATGGCTTTAGAATTTAATGACATTCTTAAATTAGCTAAGACTGTTGCAAAAGCTAACCCTTCTGCTCCTACTGCTTATAGCTTTGGAGATAAGAAGTTCGGTTATTCAGAAATGCAAGAGACTCTTAGAGACGAATTTAAAGAGATTGCTGGAACATATTCTCTTTATAGACAAAATAAAAATACAGTATTTGCTCTTTTAGAGCAGACTATTGATGATGTGCTTCCTCAGAGAGTGCTTGAACAGTACTCACAGTTTGCTGAGATTAAGACATTCGCACAGGGTGATAAGCCTATCTTCACACAGAAGATTACAACAGCTTCTCGTAGACGTGCTAAGCAGTTCATTGGTAAAGTTGGACTTGCTGGTCTATATGAAGTATTTAAGCTTGATGGACAGAGCTATGAAGTAACAACAAACGCAATCGGCGGAGCTGCTCAGATTGGATTCGAGGAATGGCTCGATGGTAGAGTAGATTTTGCTGATGTACTTGATATTGTTATGGAAGGTCTTGACGAATGTATTTATGTTGAGATTGAAAAACAGCTTCATGGTGCTATTGGTAATATTCAGGCTGCTAACTTTGCTACAGATAATGCATTCGTAGAAGCTAAGATGGATAAGCTTATTAGTATTGCTGACTCTTATGGCAGATCAGCTATTTACTGCACATATGAATTTGCAGCTACTATGGTTCCTGCAACAGGATGGATTTCAGATGATATGAGAAATCAGAAGTGGAATAATGGATACCTTGCTAATTATAAGGGACACCAGGTCGTTGTACTTCCTCAGTCTTATGAAGATGAAACAAATACAACAAAGGTTATTAATCCTGCATATGCTTATATTATTCCTGTAGGCGCAGAAAAGCCTGTTAAGATCGCTTTTGAAGGTCCGGCAATTGTTGATGAATATACAAATTATGATAGATCTCGTGAAGTTCAGATCTACAAGAAGGTTGGTGTAAGAGCTATCTTCTCTAACGCTATTTGTGTATATGAGAATACATCTTTAACTAGATGATAAATTTTTAAAGAAATAGGGGAAGATTATTCTTCCCCAATATTTCTTTATTTGGAGATAAAAGGAGATTAATACAATGAATGATACAACATTAGTACAAGTTAGAAATAGAAATAATGGTACAACGGGCTATACTCTCGATGGAGATTTTCATAGAGATTTTAATCCAGAAGAAAGCAAGAAAGTACCTTTTTCTGAATTAAGACAGCTTAGTTACGCTCCAGGCGGACAATATATTCTTGATAATTATTTAGTTATTGAAGATCAAGAAGCTTTAGATTTACTTAATATGACAGTAGAACCAGAATATTTTTATACAGAAGATAAAGTAAAGGAATTATTATTTACTGGTAGTATTGATGCGTTTGCTGATTTCTTGGATTTCGCTCCTAAGGGGGCTATTGAAATTGCTAAAAATATTGCAATTAAAGAACAGATTCCTGATATTAGAAAACGTAATATGCTTAGTGAAAAAACTGGTTTAAATATAAATAATGCAATTATGGTAAATGAAATTATAGATGCGGAAGATGAAACAACAGAGGAAGCTCCTAAACAGCGTAGAGTTCAGGTTGAAAACAATGTACAGTCAGAAACTCCTAAACGTAGAGCTGAGGCTCCCGCATCTAAGATTATAATTAAAAAATAAAATAATAGAAGGAGGTTATTATGGCAAATAGTCCAGGTACTACCTCTTTCATAACCATATATGATAGCTTTTTTGCTAGAGTGACAGATGATATGTATCTTGAATTTACAGAAGAAGATACATTAGAAATGCTCCAAGATATATTATTAAATGCTTTACCTAGATTTGAATTTCCTAGATTTGACATTTTTGATTATGAAATAGGAACATGGCAAAGTTTAGGAACATATCAAGGAGTTGAAAGTGATAATAAAGAGGTGCCAATTACTGGATGGGTAGGTGGCGCCTTTAATTATACTCTGACAGATGAAGAAATAAATATTATAGCTTTAAATATGGTTATAGAGTGGTTAACTCAACAATTAGATACTACTGAAAATACTAGAGAAAAGTATAGTGGTAGTGACTTTAAATTTACTTCTCAAGCCAATCATATGGCAAAATTAAAAGTGCTTATAGATGCACAAAAGCAAGATTCTGTGCATTTACAGAGAATTTATAAAAGAAGAATATTTACTCCTAATGGTGCCCAATCTACCATGGGACAACTTATTTCTAAACCAGGATATGGCGCGGATGGAGCGACCGTTAACCGCGTTGGATTTTGGGTGCACCGAGGTCCGCATGGAATTTAAGTATGAATTATATTTTGACAAGGAAGCTATTACAAATAATATTGATAGATTAACTAATCAAATTTTTAAATTACTTCCTAGTCGAGAAGAAGGAGAAGATTGGGTAACTCCTTTACAAAATTTAATTTTAGAAATAACAGGAATGAAGGCTTTATGGGTCGACCAACCTAAACTTTTTTCCTTATTATGTAGATTGGAAGCTTTATTATCCTTAACTGAAGAAGATGATTTTTTAGCTTTTAGAAAACTTATTTTCGAATGCTTAAGGATGATGAACGAGATAAAGCAATGTCTGGAAGAGAATTAATGTTAAAAAGAGTTAATTATGAAGGATATGATGTAGCGGATGGTCGTAACGTTAGTGGAAAATATAAATCCTTTAAGTCAGCTCTCCAATCGAGTTACCAAGCTGAGTGGATTACTTTAAACAAAGATACTGATTCTGAAGCTCGATGGCGTTGTTTAATTAATCCAAGTAGATTAACAGAAGAATATGATAAAAAAATTATTTCAATAGATTTTGATTCTGGTGTTGTTGAAGGCACTGTATTTTGGTGGGATAGAACTAATCGTTATTGGATAGTAAATTTACAACAGCATACAGAAGAAGCATATTTCCGAGGAACTATTTCAAGATGTGATTATGAAATAGATATTGATGGAGATAGTTATTGGGTAAGTTTAACTGGACCTAATGAAACTTCAACAGTATGGAATGAAAAACATGGTATAATTTGGAATGATTTAAATTATAAAATTAAAGGTATTATTAAAAAAGATAGTAAAACAGTTAATTATTTTACTAGACATAATGTAATTAAATTAAAATTGACTTATCCAGATGCAGAAACCGGAGAAACAATAGAAGAATATCATAATTGGAAAGTAGTAGCTACTGATAAATATTCATCTGATAGTGTTATGGAAGTTTATTTAGATGAATGGTATGATAATGAAATGGAAGATAACATGCGGGAGGTGGAAGAATCTACTCCAGATTTAACACAGCCTCATATCCAGGGTCCCGCCATCGTTCATGTTTTTGATACTGACTTGTCTTACTCTATTGTTGGAATGGACAATGGAGAATTCGTAGTTAATTCTAATAAAGTTAAAATTACAAAAATGGATAAGACTTCATGTACATTGGATATATTAACTACAAAAGAAATGAACTTTGAATTATCTTATGTAGTAGATGGAGAAGTGCAAGCCATTCTTCCTATTGTTGTTAAGTCATTTTAATTTAAAGGAGATAAAAGGAGGCAGTAAATGAGAGGCTCTAGAATGAATGGATATATAGGAGAGTTTAAATCTTCTTTCCTCTCTTGTGAAAAGGATACTGAAACAATAATTAAAAAATTATTTGTTGATAGTAAACCTTATAGTGATATGTTAAAAAGATTGCTCTTAATAAATACTCCTGATTGTCTTAATGATATGACTAATCCAGTATATTTAAAAAAGATAAAAGAAACTTCTATTCAAGATTTAAAAGAGCAAGGTTATTTGCGGTTTGGACCTAAAATAGCTTTGGGAGAAAATGAAGAAGTAAAATCGTATATACGACTTTCATTTGATCATTTTACTCCAAGTGGAAATGATCATTTTCGAGATTGTATTGTAGAGATTGATATATTATGTCATCCAGATTACTGGGATATAGGTAACTTTAGACAGCGACCACTTAAAATTGCGGGATACATTGATGGTATTCTTAATGAGAATAAATTATCTGGTATCGGAACTTTAAAATTTGCGGGTTGTAATGAATTATTGCTAGATGAAAATTTAGCTGGATATTGTCTAATGTATACCGCAGTTCATGGAAATGATGATCTAATTGAAAATGATGATTAATAAGTTACTTTTGCAAACAGGAGGAGAAATCCCGTTCCTATCCGCAGGGGTGACTATTCATAATCCTAGTTTGAAAGAGATAGGATTAGTCGGAGATAAAGATTTTCTTATTGGATGTCATTTTTTATATTTTAATAGAAATAATTTATCTGACGAGGACAAAGTTCATTTAGAGAAAAAGAGTGATTTTGAAATATTTATGTCAGTAATGAATAGTAGAGAAAAAGCTATTCATAAAACTGATGCTATGATGGTTTTAGCTCTATTGTTTCCACAATATGAGATTAAAATAGCAAAAAATCAAATACTTCTTCATAAAGATAAATTTTCGTCAAGTATTAATGAACAAAATTATAAAGATTTTAAAACTATTTTAAATCAAATGTTTTGTTTAGAAATTGCAGAAGCTGAACAAGAATATAATCCAGCTGATGCGCTTGCCGCCAGGATTGCAGAAAAAATAAAAAAGGGAAAAATGAAACGTAATAAAAAAGATATAGATGAAGAAGATTTTTCTGTTTATGAACATTTTATTTCTGTATTATCTGTTGGTTTACAGAAAAGCAAAACAGAATTATCTAATTATACAGTATATCAAATTAGAGACGAATTCCAAAGATTTGTTAAGAAAGAAAATTATGATATTTATATTAAAGCCAAATTAGCTGGCGCACAAGATTTAGAAGAAGTTGAAAATTGGATGGATAAAATTCATCCTTAAAATAATTTAGCTAAATAAATTAAGGAGGAAAAAACATATGAAGTTTGGCGTTCGTGAGATCGTTGACGTAGTTTTTAAAGCTACTGCTGACGGACAAAAAATTGGTGACAAGACTTTTAAGAAATATCAGCCTGTGTTTATGATTGATACAGCTACAACTTCATCTCTTGAACAAGCTACTACAACTGTATATGCTCAAGGTGGTAAGGGTTATAATAGATTAATTGCTTGGGAAGGTGAAAAGACAATGACTTTCACTGTAACTGATGCTCTTATGTCTCCTATGGGTCTTGCAGTATTAACAGGAGCTGGTCTTATTACTCCTAATAAGAGTAATCAAGCACACGTTCATTCTACAATAAATGCATATGTAGATGAAAATGGTGAAGCTACTATTTCTCTTGATGACCTTAATCAGGAAATGGGTCTTGACGCAATTAGTTATGATATTTGTAATACTATTGATATGTTTGCAACAGAACTTGATGGATCTGGTGCTGGTATCAATTGGTTTGGTGATGTATCTATTAAAGGTGCAACAGATGAATATGTAAAAGTTACTAAAGATACTTCGGCTACTTTTGTAGTTAGTGGAGCTAAGAACATTACTGTTCAACTTGATTTCTATGTAATTATGAATAATGCTGTTACAGAAGTTCATATTGAACCAGGTAGTTTTGGTGGATATTTCTATATTGAAGCTCAGACATTATTCAGACGTGAAGATTCAGGTAAGGATATGGCTGCAGAACTTATTATTCCTAAAGCTAAAGTTCAATCAGCTTTCACATTTACAATGGCAGCATCTGGAGATCCTTCAACATTTGACTTTGTTATGGATGCATTCCCTGGATATACAAGGTTTGATTCTACAACAAAGAAAATGTGTGTAATTCAGATTGTTGGTGTTGACAAAGCTGGTGAAGAGGATTCTAGTGCTCATAGTCATAAGGATCAAGATCCATATAATTCACCTGATTTTAAGGAGAATGATGAGTTTAGAACAGAAGTTGCAGCAGTTTCTGCTGACGCTCCTGGATTGTCAGATGATGAAAAAGCTAACCAAGGTAAACTTGCTGTTGCTAAGACAACAACATTTGAAGATGGTGATAAGGTTACTATTACTGTTGATGGTGGTGTGGCTAGTCTTGTTAGTCTTGTTCCTACTGGAACAACATGGCCTGCAGGTCAGTGGGTTGCTATTGATTATAATACAGGTAGAGATACTATCGAAGGTATTACTTATAAGAGTCTTACCAATAGTAGTGAGCATGTATTTGATCAGACTGATATTGATGAAGCTGAAGGCTTTGGTCTTAAGCCTGGACACTTTGTTCTTTGGACAAGAGCTGATGGTACTCTTCCTGCTAAATTTACTCTTACTAAAGATAATGACGTTCTTAAAGCTAGTGTTAATTTTGCATAAGGAAGATAAGAAAAATAATAATATGCGGGAGGCGGTTGGCGCTTCCCGCATTTTTTATTTATATATGAAAGGATTGATGTTTATGAATATTACTACAAATGAACAACTTCAACAAGTTATTTTTGATGCAATGAGTACTTATGTAAATC